CCGGGTATAAAAATATAAAAGAAGGCATAAAAATATAAAAGAGCCCGGAAAAGTTTTGTTAAATGCCGGGCAGTCCTGAAAAATCTGGATAGGCGGCATATCCGATGGAAATTACTATAGGAGTCTACCGGAGGTCATGCAATATACTACAAAGAAAAAGATAGATGAAAAACATTCAAACTGGATATAAGGAAAAGAAGTATTTACAGACAATATATAAAAAAGTATTTATAATAATTATGTGGGACTACGTTTGCTCACGGCGGAAGACCGCTTTTCCTGGTAAGAAATCCTCTTCCGTTTGTGGGCACTGATTTATGCATTTACAAAATAGAGATGCTCTCTATCAGGGCAGTACATATCTAATTCAATTTTAATTCTGTCTACTATTTCATGTATTACCTGAGGGGAGATCCCAAAACACGTTTTTAAAGTTTCATATAATTCATACATCCCGATTCCATCTGAAATACATGTCGATTCCAGTATGTTTCTTACAAGTTCATCTTCGCTTATTGTTTCAGTCGTTTCTACCATTTTCAACATGTGTCCGGTTCTAATTTTTAGAGTGTGGACTCGAAAGTTATGGTAGCACGTTTCGCCACATTTCGGACATATTGTTTTTGTATACATCTTTTCACGACCATTTTACAAAAATTGGGTTTTTTTTTGTGGCCGTTTTTCAAATGGGGGTGGCTATGGGGTTTATAGTTGTTTCGAAAATATATTTCGAATTTATATATTTTGGTTTTTTAGATAAACCTTTTTCGATTTGTGTTCATCGCTTTCATTATATAGAAGAATTATAAAAAACAGTGAATAAAAAATAGTTTGTTTTAAAAGAGTTGTAATGTTTAGTAAATTCTGGAAATACTAAACAAAATGTTTACTTAGTATTTAAATAATGAAAATAAATTTGAAAAAAAGTAGAAAAGGGATACGTGCCTACTGGTTTCAAAGCCGTGTCCGTTTAAACCACTTGTCTCCTCCAATCTTCATCCCCTAAATAATGTGAACATTGCCTCAGCAATTAGCTGATTCTAATATCTTGAGGATTTGGTGAAATACCAAAAGGCTTTGAAACCAGTAGGTTTCTCTCTTTTTTTGGTGCAATCATATGGAGATCTGACTAGGTTATAAATCTTTCTAAATTTTACACATTTTAAAAGTAATATAATTATTACATATATATAGAATGTTATTTCAGTACCTACTCATGCCGATTATTTCAAATTGTATATATAGAATCACATTTCTTATTTTTTGGGCTATCGCCCAATCCCCTAAATGATAAAGAACAAAACGAGGTGATAAACATCGATGTGGCAACAGCTGTTGGGTCCCTCATTATAATTTTGTGGTGCACTGAGGAATCCAGCACAAAGCTGCTAAATGCCGCTAAAAATCTAGCCGAAGCATTTAGACGCATGAAAGGGAAAGAATAATCCCTAGAGGGGTAGGGGCCGGATCCCTTGCCCTTCAAAAATGCTTCTAAATATTAATACTTAAACATTCTTAATATATTTTTCTACTTGTAAAAAGTAAGGATTTACAAACTACATTTCAATATTTTTTTAAAAAACGGATTATTCTAAAATATATTCCCTCGGAATATCGTTTTCAAAAAAGGCAATTTTTCGTTAAGTAAATTGTGTATTTACTAAACAAATGTTTGCTTAGTATATAAACACTGTAAACAAATATGTCTTGAATAAAATAAGAATAGTTTAATACATCTTCCTTAGATTTTATATCGATTTTTCTGGAGAATGTAGTATGAAAAAATATATCATAATATTGGCAATAATCATGGTCACGGCGTTAGCTATGGGCTGTGCCTCTGACTCGAATAGTGGTGTACAAGAAGTGAAGCCCTCTACAGATGCAGCAGACTCGACGGAGGGGTCTGCCTCGGAGACCGAAACTGCTGCGCCTATTAACGGGAGTTACGAGAATCCGGCTGGCATTGGAGAAACGGTAGTTATATCGTCTTCCGGAAATACATTTGAATTTTCGATAAAAGAAATTATAAGAGGAGAGAAGGCCGATTATATTGTTTATAGCGAAAATGAATTTAATGATAAAGCGGCTGCTGGATATGAGTACTTATTTGTGCATTCACAGGTGGCATATACAGAAGGCAGCAACTCTGCATATTTAAGTAGCGGTGACTTTAAAGCGTTTTGTGATGGGGTTGAGTGTGTAGAAAGTTACGTCGTTATCCCAGATAGTTACAAAACGTTTTCAGGTGGAGAAGTTATGCCAAGTGGCGTAAAAGACGGGTGGATTGTATACACAGTGCCCCAGGGCAAAGAAGTGATTATGAGCTACAAGCCAAGTATTTTCAGTTCAAATGAGGCTTATATCTCGATTGGAAAATAATTGGCTTTCACAAAGATCCGCTGACTTACAACGTCGGTAGAGATCTTTTTTCTTTTTTATTCTAAAATATATTCCCTCGGAATATCGTTTTCAAAAAGAATGATTTTCTTCGTTTTTTTATTAGAAGTAGTAATATTAGATTCTTGAGACTCTAATTGATTCTGTTTTTCAGTATTATCTGAGGGGCTTCTGTAGGTTTTTTTTGCTTTAGCTGCCAATTCTCTCTCTCTTGGAGTAAGTTCTCTCGGCTCAGGGCAGATAGTCTCGATGAATTCTTTCATATCTTTTTGAGCGTCGTATATCTCCGGTTCGGCTTGGCTCACGGCATGAGTGCTAGAAGCAATTTTATCAAATGCGCGCTTGCCCTCGGGAGTTTGAAGCATTTTTACAAGAAGATCCATGGCTGAAATTTCATCTCTTTCAAGTTTATATCGTGTAATAAATTCAGTCACTGCAGTTGATATAAAACTCGAAACATTACTAAAATCTTGATCATTATAAATAATTTCATTTACTCGTTTACGTAGATAGGGTTCTAAGGATATACTTACCGTTTCCTTCTTCATTTTCTGTTTTGGTTTATCCATTGAATATTAGTATAGCAATATAACATATTAAAGTTTTTTATTAGCCCGCTGCTATTTTACTATTAGCCAGCTAATATTCAGCACAAATTTTATATACGTTATTAGCATACTAATAGTATAGTAACAGTGGAGTAATTACAAATATGAGACAACGACGTCCAAAGAAGACAACTGATAAAATATCAAGAACGGTGTCATGGTCTGCATACGTAGACGAAATGGTGATAAAATACACCGAGGATGAGTGTGTGAAGAAGTTTTCAAGTGTTTCTAACATGGTGGAAACTGCGATGGATCAATTGATTTACAGACTGGAGCCGAAAGCATGAACTCTGACTCATGGACCCCAAAGGCAGCAGGTTTTGAATCCGGAAACTCCGGAAATACAAGCTACGGGAAAGCAAGGATTTTCTCAAAAAGAATGGTTCCTGACAGGTGGCAGTATAAACTTGGTCTTCTCATGGACCTTGAGGAAAAAGGTATCAAGTACGAAGAAAAGGCAGACGGCACAATTGTCGCAGATATGCCTGACATTGGCCTGGTGCAGATGACACCTGAGCTCCGGGAACGGAACTATAGGAGACACATAAACCAGATGGTTGGACGAGAGATGTACATAATTGCCTGAATTCAGAAGGTGCTTAGATTGCCTATGAGTTTGTCTGATTTCCCCCCTGAAACACAACAAGATATTGAAGAACTGGCCAAAGCGTCTGACGATACTATAGCTCATATGGATCCGTTCTGGGCCCGTATTGTAAAAGGTTGCAAGAGAGTTGTTCAAAATTCATAATCCATCGAGCCATCCCAAAGATCGCATAGCCATATCGTTTTACCCACAAAAATTATCAGAAACATCCAATCCAGGTACCAAAAGATCTAGGGAGTTTGAGTCTCCGGGATGGCAAACTCAAGATAAATATATTCCCCGGCGGTCTACCCGGGGAATTTCCTCCTCTATGCCGTAAAGGGGCAGTCAAAAAGTAAAAGCCTACTCCAATAAGAACAGATCACTGAAGACCCCACTTTCCAAAATAATAAACTGAACTGCAGGTTGACTGCCGCGGGTTCGAATCCCGCATACGGCTTTAAAAACGGAAAAAGTCTGACACATGCCTCCTAAATTTGGTGGATGTCGGAGCGGGACATCCATCAAAAACAAAATGCTGTAATAGCTCAATGGTGAGCGAATCCCCTGAACTCTCCGAAGCCTTAGAGTCTCTTCCTATAAGGCCTTCTTCTCTCGAGCGCCACAAAGCTTCGGAGTTGGGTAAGGATTTATCCCAGGTTCAAATCCGGGTTACAGCGTCCCTCGGAAGAGGAGTGATGCACATAAAAGACTGCACATGCAGGCCGAATATAAACAAATCTGGATGAAGTTGTAAACCTGCCCTGGATTTTGTACGACCAGGATTCAGGGCATTAAATCAAATAATGTTTTTTTTGGAGAGATTAGAATTGACTGAAAAAGTACCGAGTATAGACACTAAGATGATTGATGCTCTTGCAGCTGCTGAAGAAATGCCCGTAAAAAGACCTCCTGGAAGACCTGGGAAAGGAGATAAGGAGGAAGGGCAATGAAAGTATCAAAAACCTTAACGAATGAAGAGCTTTCTGAAAAAGTCCTTACCGAACTTGAAGATGTTGTTCTTTCTGTCGTCAACGATGTTGTAGAAGGAATTGACATGCAGTTAAGGAAGGGCCATAATTTTCTTGATTATAAGCAGAAAGAGGAACTTGTTGAACGTTTGAGAGAAAAAGTCAACCTTAACCTCACGATCAATGCTGGAATTCAGACAAAGGACCTGGCAAGCGTTGAAATTTATCCTCGTGATATGTTAAACAGAGGTATTGATTCTTTTGTGAAAAATGAAAATAAAGACTCTTTTTCCAAATCAGTAACTATTACAAAAGACGATATACCTAAGCTTGAGAAACTTGAGAAGGACCTAAGGGCCCAGGCTGAAAAAGATGCTATCTTACGTGCTCCAGTCGAATCGCTTGAAGAGTATGAAGAACGGAAACAGCTCGTAGAAGAACAGCAGTTTAAGGCCGAAAGGGTTGCAAGGATGGAGGCCCAGGCATGATCAGCAATGAAGAACTCAACCTTCGAATGAAGGCCCTCCTAAGCCTTAAAGATCCTGCTATAGTACAAATCGATGATAGTAAGGCTGTAAAAAAATTAGATTCCGAATGGGAATTGAAAATTGATGTTACATTCCCTATCGCGTTCTGGGAAGCAATGGGTAAGGGCAGGCATTTCGGTTGGAAAGATATCGGGGTTCCAGACCATATAAAAGGAATTATCGAAGTCCTTGAAGAAAAATATAATACTGCTCTTGAAAAACTGCGTAGTGAAAAGGTCCCTGAAGTCGTAGAAGAACCTGAGGAGAAAGAGCCCGAGCCGGCAGAGGAAGAGCAGCAGACTAGCACAGTAGAAGAGCCTAAAGAAGAAACTATTGAAACCCCTGGAGCCCCTGAAGTGGTTCCTGAAGTTACTCAGTCAACCGAACCTCAGGATAAGGAGAAACAATTGATACAGGCGCTTGAAAAACTCCTTACAGGGCCTACTAAGGATGATTGTATTTTCTCTACAGGGGGTGCCAAAGTTGCCTCAGCTGTCTGATTATGAAGGTAATTCTTCGCCTTCCAAAAATGAAGGGTTTGAAACAGTTGTAAAAAATGTAAGTCAATGCAGTGTTAATCTCACAAAGAACACTAAAGGCTATGGCTGGGAAATAAAAGCCTATGCGGACTCAATGAATAAAGCAATTGATATGGCAATAGCAGCTGATCTGAGACTTAGGACACAGTTTGGGGGCGGTCAAAGTGAGTGAAATCCTTGAAACCCCGAGCACCACCAAGGAGAACCAGGATCTCACTCACCCAGAGGTTACAAGCCTCTCAGATTTTAATTTTTCGATCTCCGTTAATGTCAAAGTTGACCCTGAACTTATTGAAGCTCTTCAAAAAATAACATCCTGTCTGGAGAGAATAAAACCCATACATTCTGAAGCAGTCCAGGTCGAGCAAGAACCTGCGTATATTGAAAATATACCTGTCAAAAACGAGCAGTACGGTCAGATAAAATACAACGATACTAAATGGAATATAGTCCCAAAGTACCACAATTTCAAATGGAGGCAGGACAAAGACGGTAAACTCCATCTGAAGTATTACGCCGGTGAAGTTGTCACAACCTGGGAAGAAATGGAGAAGCTGCAGGCCATGAATCTAAGGCAGCAGCGGGAAGAGATCCAGAAGTTCGACAGGGCTAATAACAAAAAAACAGCTGTTCGTGTTTTCTTAGATAGCGTTAAAAAAGGAATTACCAAGAAGCCGGTCAATCTGGATGAAGAGCTTGAAAAGAACTTCTCTAAGTTTGAAGCTGAGGAAGATCCGGACGCAAAATTCAGGCCAATGGTGACCCCTTATCATAGCACCAGACCCGATGAAAACTGCGGAAAAGTTGAAGGAGGGATGGTCGAATGATCCCCTCTGATCTTTCTAATTTTTTATCTTCGATGTCAGACGGTAGGAGATATAACTCTCAGATCTGGCTATGGGAAACTAATCTTGAGATATACCCTGGGTGTCAGACGGCTGTTTGTTCTGGGGGTGTTGGCTTTTGAACGCCTCTATGATAGACCGCAACACAAAAGCCTGTGAGAATGGGCATTTTTGTGAAGAGTATGTGAAAAAAATATTTCCTGAAATTGAGTGGGTGGGCGGGACTTATGATGCAGTCCTTAATAGTATCCCTGTAGACGTGAAGGGTTGTGAAGCCTGGTACGCCAGAAATGATACAAGGACATTAAAGCGGGCTGGAAGAGTCACCCTCGATAGTGTACAGGACGCTGAACTGAAAAAACTAAAGGGAGGTTATTTCTGCGTCGTTCACTTTAGCGATCTCATTGTAAATTCTTTTTTTGTTCCTGCAGTTAGAGTTGAGTTTTCCGGATCCGGAAAGAGGCAGGTATCCTGGACGACTATACAAAAGCTTGCTGAGGTGATGTGAATGTACCTCCCTAAATTCCTTTTTGAAGCGTGGCAAGAAACCATGCAGGTCCTCAGTAAATCTCACCATGGGCTTGTGAGGGTGTCTCGAAAAGTTCAGCATCTTTTAATCATTCCTGAAGAAACAGGCCACTTGGAGGTAAGCTGAATGCCTCCTTGTATAACACCTGTAGAAGTTACTCTTGCTGAATATACCAGGCTGTCCTGTGCATTGAAACATAGCCAAAAATACGCGGTATTAAAAATAAAATGGACTGTCGAAGAAGAAAAAAAGGTCGTAAAATCACTCAAAGACGAAGTTTCTGTTAATGAAATTATCAGGCAGTATAGACAAGATGGAAGAGGAATTTCTGGAAGAAAAATAATCCAGATAAAAAAGAAGTATGGGCTGTGGGGTGCCTGATTTGACAGAGATATTTGAATCTTTTAAAAAAATATGTAACTTTCGTGAAACGAAAGTTGGTATGTGGACTTCTGGAATGGGACTTGAATGCCTCTATGGGGATGGAGCCGAGCACTGCAAAGAAGAGATATGTCTTCTTTTTAAAGAGGTGAAATCTTGACCACACGCCTCTTAGTGACTACTTCTTACCATCCTTCTGTCAACCATTATAGAGGGAAATACCTTGTATTAGACGATACCTTGGCAAAGCAGAAAGGCATCAATCCTGGTAATCACGAAGCTGGGATTAGCTGGGAAACTGCAGCAAAAGAAGGTAATTCTGGAGCTTTTAAAGTGTCTTACCGAGGCAATGAAATTTGGTTGCCGAAAGATGCAGTAAAAGTAGTAACTGTTGAAGAAAAAGGACTTTTTGATTTCGCAGAGGGTGTGTAATGGCCCGCCGATTAAAAGTAAGGCCAAAAGGCCCGAAGCCTCGATACAATATTCCAGAAATTAAAAGGAGAATCCTTACGGGTGAGTTGTACAAAGATATAGCCGGTGATGTCGGGTGCAATCCATCTTGGGTGAGTAGGATAGGGCTGAGTATTGGGGAAAAACGGTTGAAGCGGTGTAGGATAGATATTGCAAATTATGAGCAAATTTTAGTTTTGATATCCTCTGAGAGATTGAATATTAAAAATATCGGGATCCGTATTGGAAAATCAGAGGTATGTGCTGGAAGGGACGTGAAGATATTAGAGAAGAGAGGTTATGTAAAAAAGCTGTTTGATGGGAGAAATAGAATTGTTGTATTAACTGATAACGGGAAGACGTTGATTGGTGGGGTGAGGGTGTGAGTTATTTAAATCTAAAAACCAGTGATTTTCCGGACCTTATAACCTCAACTAATTCCTTTTCCTCTAATTCCAGGAGACGGTCTTTAACATATCTTGCATCTACTTTTTGGTCTTCAGGTAGATTTTCGTTGATTTTATCAGCTACCAAAAAGGCAGGAATGAAAGCCTCTTCTATTGCTTTGCGCAAGCCTGTTAATATTTCATCATCAGTTTTCCTTTGTTCTGCAGCCATACAAACTCTGGATATTATTTTATCATTATTGTATTTAAGTATTGCGTTAAACGCGACGTTAAACGATAAGGTTATATACAACTCGTTTCATATAACGTATTCAGGGAATTATACAGGTGATTTACATTGAATCTTGTAAATGGTATGGACCTTGATTTACTCTTGGAGGATCTTGCTTACACAAAAAAGAGAGTGTACGAGCTAGAAGAAACTCAAGAAAAACTCATCAAATTTTTAAAAGCAAGGTTCCCTAAGTTTGATAATCAGCTTAAGAAGCTACTTCAAGATCCTGAAGAACAGAAGAGAAGGTCACGACCTAAAAACGCTTATTCTTCATTTGGTCAAGAGGAAGAAGGCCTTTCTACTGAAGATGCTATAGCTCAGTGTTTAACTGCAAAATCTGTTTCTGTTGATCCTGTTTTGAAAAAAGTTGGAATTTGTTGGAAAGAAGTTAAACCTGAAATTCCAGCGAGTCTAAGGGGGTGAAAATTCTGTAAAGTTACACGTGCCACGTGTAGTACACGTGTGATCAAAACCCCCAAACCCCCAAAATAAACACTATCAGCTGAATATTCAGCGTATAAAAATAGCCGAGGCTATTTTTTTAGTGTAGTACACGTGCGTGTACTACACGTGTAGCTGAATAAACTCCAACCCTCTGTAGACTTTCGCTGGAGGTGAAAATATTGAAGTTAGCAAAAATAGACAAAACAATAAAAGTAGATCCTGTTAAAATGTCTTTATTCGATAACACAAAAAACATTCACGGTATGCTAATCTCAGAATTTATTGATCAAAAACTAGAAGAATTTCTCTCAATTCACGCTCCAGACGAAATGCAGAAAATACGTATTCAGAAATTAAGGACTGAACTATCTGAAGCCGAGCACACACTTCCTGAAATTGAATTTATGATGAAACAAAGAAAAAGTCAGCAAAAGAAAACAGTGGAAGAAGTAACAATTCCAGACGTTGACTCGATATTTTATGAAAAATTCGAGGAGATAAAGACCTATCTTGCAAATCAGATTAACAGGAAGACAATTGATTGGAAATACATCACTGAGACTTATAAATTCAAAGATAGGGATACGGCAGAGGCCATTGTAAGAGGGTTACTGAAAGACAACAGTCTCTTAGGTTGTGTAGCTTGTAAAAAATGGAACTCCAAGACAGAGTATTGTAGTACTTATAGAAAATCCACGGATGCCGACAATACATGTGGAAATTGGGTAAAAAGGTGAAATTTCAATGAATCAAAAAATAAGATTTCAAGCTTTAGAAAGAGATAACTTTACGTGTCGATATTGTGGGAGAAAACCCCCAGAAGTAATAATTGAAGCAGATCACTTAATTCCTGTTCACTTAGGTGGAAAAGACGATCTAGATAATTTAATAACAGCTTGTAGAGAATGTAATAAAGGCAAGGCAGATAATATAATCGGATATTCAAAATTGAGATATTTAAGGGAATTTGATACTAACAATCAAAAACTTAAGTTTTTAAATAAAAACGTAGAGAAGTTCATCATTTCTCTTAACCTATATGCCGAGAAAATAAAAAAGAATAAAATCGAGTCTCTTTCTATTTTTTATGAGTATTTAGATAACCATGACGGAAATTTAAATCCTTATGATTTGAGGTTTAAGAATTTAGATGAAAGTATTGAAGATTTTAAAGACAGATACTTAATTTCAACTAAAGAAGAGCTCTTAGAGTCGATTTCCATTCTGGAAAATATTGATAATCCACTTGAAATTGTCAATTTTTCTCATCCCATTATGACTGTGAAAGAGGACAAATTAAGACGTTATTATTCAAGAAGGAGCTGAAAAGACCTTTTACATATTGCTAAATTATGCTTCTCAATAAACATACCCAGAAAAAACAAACACAAACATTCAAACATAATCCGAATTTCAAATTTACATTTCCTGGACCCGAAGGCTATAACTTCCCTACAGGCCATTCTCATAACTCACCTTGTATGGATTCTTACTGGAGGTCCTTATCTATCCGGCCGGGGAAGAAAAGAGATGAGATTGAACATGAAGAAAAACCAGAAGAGGAAGAAGGAGAGGAGGGATACTTATAAAATTCACGCCTGAAAATTCGCATGATTGTAATAAAATACAAACTTTATGGAAAAGAGGTTGCTGGGATTGTGTATTCTGTTCTAAATCTACTCCATGTAAAATGAAATTACTCTTTGAAACCCGTATTGAAGAAAAACCTGAAGAGAAACAAGAACAAGGTAATATGGGGGTTTCTTATGAGACACTTTACACGCTCTAAATAGGTTTTAATTTACAAAGTTAAGAACCCAAAGGACGGTCTGATATGGATACATAGGGAATTTTTCAGAAGCATTGATGATCTAATTAAATTTGAAAAAACTAAGAAAAATACCTATGATGTTGTTCAAGATGTCTATAGGGGCCCAATAAAACAGGCTCCAAACGTTTCTTGTTAAAAAAATCAAAAATCCGAAGAGGAAGAAGATGAAACGGAGTAAACAAAAATACAAACATGTAATTATCGGCTGCAATCTCAGATTTGGAGCAACTGAAGAAACTTTCAAATCGTGTGATACATGCAGTCTTACGAGGACTGATAATGAATGTTTGGATGATATTATGGTTGCTGAACGGCATTATGTCTATCAAAAGGTAAGCTGTTAAAGGTGATTCCCCCAATGCAAATCTGGCTATGTTCCCTATGTTCTCCATCTCATTCCTGTCCATTTCCATTTTTTGACCCTACAGCTCCTGAGTGGTGCCCGTACAATATCAGGAAACCTGTGTTTAAGAAAACAGATCTTGAAAAAGACGATATTATTTTTTTATTTAACTCCAGTTAACGGCGTTAACATTATAAAAACAACTGACAATATATAAGTGATATTATGGCGGTCCAGAAGAAAAAGACAAAACCGGTAAAAAATAAAACCCCAAAACCTCCGGTTTTCAAATGGACTCCTCAAAGAAAACGAGCAGCTCTTCTACTATCGGAAGGCACTAATAATTATGAAGATGTAGCTGCTATAGTGGGGGTTAATGAAAGAACTCTATATGACTGGAGACAATCGGATATTTTTTTAAAAGAAGTCGATAGATTAACTCTTGAAAACGAGAAGGCAACGAAAGCCGGATTGGTTAGACTCGCGTTGAAGGCCATGAAAGAAAAGGAAGACAAGCTCAAGGAAGATAAAAATACTGTTTTGGATTGGGCTGAATTCCTATCAGATATTCAGAGTATTAAAACCCAGAAACATGAAATCAACGCTAATATAAAAGGCGAACTCGAGGGAGCGCGTGAACTACTCGCAGGCAGAATTGCTGGCATTGCTTCCAGACTCAGAACAAATGAGCTTCTGGAAAAGCCTGACGAATGAACAGGCACTAGCTCTTAATTATGATTGGCAGTTTTGGGCTCGACCTGCTCAAATGCTTCCGATGGGAGACTGGTTTACCTGGATGTTACTATCGGGTCGCGGTTATGGAAAAAGTCGCGTGGGAGCAGAAACAGTTATCAAATGGGCATCCGAAGGATATTCGCCTATCGCGTTAGTAGGCCAGACTAAGGCAGATGTCCGGGATACCATGGTAGAGCTCGGGGAAAGCTCAATTTTAAAAGTGGCACCTCCATGGTTTTATCCTGAATACGAGCCTTCGAAGAGAAGGCTTACTTTTCCTAATGGTTCTGTATGCATTATCTACTCAGGGGATGAACCTAACCAGCTCAGAGGTCCTCAGCACCAAAAAGCCTGGGTGGACGAGCTGGCAAAATTCAAAAAAGCAAGGGAAACCTGGGACAACCTTGAATTTGGCCTGCGCCAGGGCGATAACCCTCAGGTTGTCTGCACGACCACTCCAAGACCAATAAGGCTGATTAAAGATATTGTTGCAGATAAACGAACCGTAATAACTAAAGGGAACACACTTGAAAACGCAACTAACCTGAATCCTCTATTTTTAAATCGGATGCTCGAAAAATACAGCGGGACACGTCAAGGCAGGCAGGAACTTAACGGAGATATCCTGGACGATAATCCCAATGCTCTTTGGAAGATGAAATGGATTGATGATGCAAGAGTTACGAGCGCCCCAGAGCTAGATAAAATCGCTGTAGGTGTAGATCCTGCAGTAACATCAAACCCAAATTCTAATGCAACTGGTATTATCGTTGCAGGTTCTACCAGCAAAGGAGCTCCGGATAAAAAAACAGGAAGACCGGTCCCACATTATTATATTTTGGGAGACTATACGATACAAGGAACCCCTCACGAATGGGCTGTAGCTACCGTAAGCGCATATAATAAACATAACGCTGATAAAGTAATTGGAGAAGTAAATAACGGTGGTGATCTCGTGGAAGCCAACGTGAAATCTGTAGGTGCAAATATACCTTTCAAGGATGTTCATGCCTCCAGAGGGAAAGCTGCCAGAGCAGAACCTGTGAGTTCTCTTTATGAGCAGGGTCGTGTTCATCATGTGGGGTATTTCCCAGAGCTAGAAGAAGAGCAGACCGACTGGGTCCCAGGAGAAGGAGAATCTCCAAACAGAATAGATGCGGAAGTTTGGGCCATCTGGTATTTAATGGGTGGTCCACAAGGATCTGATGATTTCACCCTATCCAACATGGCAAGAACTCGCTCAAGATAATTTATATATTATAATACAAATTGTAACTGAGTGATGTTAGACTGTCTACACGTCTCTCTATGTCCCTACTCCAGGAAGACAGTCTAACAACTCCCTGCATCTTAATGCGATTAGCTAAAGCCTAACTTTCCAGGGCTAGGCTTTAGCAAAAACCCTAAAAATATTGCTTTTACCCGGACTTTTTTCAATAATACATACTTTTTTATTCTTAAACATCTATTTTTTATATTGTTAACAGCGTTAACAAGTCTGGAGGATTTCTTATGACAATGACACCAGAATTATTGGATTCTTACCTTAAAGTGATAATTGGTGCTTTGATCACTCTAATTGGTTCGTATCTTTCGCTCAGAGCCACTGGCAGAATCGTGTATCCTGCAGAAAAGATCGAGGCTGGAAAGGCTAAGATCAAGTCCTTGGTTGAAAGCAATGCAGCCCTCGAAAATGTTGCTGAGCTTGTCGGAAATATCTCAGTTGACGAACTGAACAGCATCATTGCGAAGGGAAAGGAGCTTGACAACTCCCCTGAGCTCCCAGTCGAACAGAAAGCCCTGGTCATAGGAACTATGTTTTTAGAGGCTATGAAGAGCCCTGTGTAGTGATTTGATGCCTACGATTGATGCAGCTGTCTCTCAACCACGAAGCGAGTTTAGATTAGCTGCTGCTGCTGGAGTTCTTGAGAAAAAAGACAATCCTACTGAATTTGGGGATTATACTAATTTTGATACAACGAATCGCTTTTTTAGATATCAGCAATTGGTTAAGAGTACTCCTTATGCAAGCATCGGAATGATGAAACTCAAGACCAGCTTGACAAAGGGGATGGATTTCGACGGTAAGAAAACCGTTGTAAAAGAGTTTCAGAAATGGGCTAAGAGAACAAATCTCATAGGCCAGGTTCAAACTGTTGCCGGCTCCCTGTTCAGGGACGGGACCTTTGCAGGCCGGGCAGTTGGAAACGCAGATAAACTGAAGCTCAGGCCTCTTATCATGGGATATACTACTATAATCCCTGAAGGGTTTGATCCCAAAACTTCAGGTAAACAACTGCTTGAACCAGATCCTAAATTTTTCATCGTGAACGAAGGGTCGACGGGTACAGTTAAAGAGATACCCTACAGGGCAGATCAGGTCATTTACGGGACCATAAACGAGTGGGATTCAAAGCAGCTGGACCTGAAGAAAAGGGAGACCATCGGCTTGTATGGTGAAAGCCTGGTAGATCCCATCGAGCTCTCAATTCGGTACTTGCATATCATCAACCAGGGCTATGTCGAGTTTGTCAGAAAATACGGCATGGGTCGGTATTCTTATTCTTTTCCTTTCATGGAGATGCTAGTCGAAAAAGGAATAATTTCTTTTGATAAATTTCAGAAAGAAATCGACGCCTGGATGGAAAGTAACAAGAACCTCAGCCAGAACGAAGATCTCGTGGGCATAGCTAAAGCAACTCCTGTAGACGCAATGGGCAAATTAGATGTAATGCAGTTTAAAAAGGCCCTCGAGACTGAAATCCAGCTTGGGTTCTTGCAGTCTGATCTCTCTATGGGGGATTCGAAGGGGAGCACTTACGCTGCAGGTTACGTTTCTGAAAATTCCAGGATGGTAGTTCTGGAAAATCTCCAGCTGAACCTTTCTAACATCGTTAATGATTTCATAAACAGGCGGTTAAGCCTGCAAAATAAAAGTCCTGATACTGTAGAAATTGTTTTTGACGAGCTCAGCTTACCTCAGATGACAGCTCAGGATATGCTCGAATGGGCAAACACTGGAAAAATTACAGACGATGAATTGAGAGAATGGGGAGGTTTCCCAGTTAAACAGGTGGTCACAGAATGACATTTTTTTTAAAATCTTTTGTTAATAGTGTTAACAATATAAATAAAATTAAATTTAACTTTGCAATATCAATTTTGATTTTTCTAACTTTGGTTTCGTGTGCATCTGCATCAACTAATATTTCTCTTGGTTTTTGGCATCCAAATACAAATCCTGAAACTTATCAGCCAAATTGGACAGCATTAACTCACGTTGCAAACATCGATTGGAAAATAAATGCAGACGGGACTCTTATAGATAATAACGCAGATACAAATAGACATTCTAACATCATTTTTTCTAATGCAAAAGTACATGGTGTAAAGACATTAATTAGTGCCGGAACAGGCTCATCTAATTCAGATAATATACTTGCTTACCATCAGGACGAATTTGTTAATAGTGTAGCGGACAAAATCAATCAAACTGGTGCAGAAGGCATTATTCTTGATTTTGAGTACCCTTCAAGCACAAATAGTTACACCGGAACCTCAAACACTCCCCTTTTTGAAGAGTTTATGAGAAAACTCTATAAAAAAGTAAAGTCCATAAATCCGGAATATACGGTTGCATTCTGTACACCCCCATACTTTGAGGGAGTTACTACAACATTCCAAAACAGAAATTTGAGCAATTATATAGATTTTGTCTTTATTATGGGTTATGATTATCATTATAATGGTCCTACAGGTGCGAACTCTCCCTATTATAATGATTCTACCAGATATGGGCTTAGATTCTCAATAGCTGAACAATCAAAGGTTTATGGAAAAGATAAAATTGTTTATGGAGTTCCATTCTACGGATACGAATATATTGCGACATCTAACAGCCCTGGAGCTTCTATTCAATCAGTGATAGGGGAATTCCATTTAAAAAATGTTGATAAGAAAATCCAGACATACGGTAAACAATGGGATTCTGATTCAAACACTCCATACTATTACTATTTAAATGATAGTAGCGGGACTAATAAACAAGTTGTTCTAAATAATTGTGATAGTTTAGGATCTACTACTTATGATTATCATGTTAACAGAACTGTAGAAAAAGGATCATATAAATCAGTTGCAACTAGAAACAGTTCTGTATTTTTAGTTCTAAGGAATAGTTCAAGATGGGATATATCTTCTGCAAACTATGTCAATCTGGATGTAAAAGCACCTCTTGGAAAACCTGTAGTAGTTAGGTTATTCTCTGGCCAGGATACGAATTATATTAATTACCGAGTTATAGTAAATGGAAACTGGCAACACATAACAATCCCATTTAAACAGATTTCTCCAGTTGGGCGATTCAATCCAGCCAGCCTATATTATATCCGTGTTGATCTCCAAAACGCTGTAGTAGGAGACACTTATTATGTTGATAATATTACCACATCTACCGAAGTTGATACCTACCGGCAGGGATGGTATGATGATGCAGAGTCTCTTGCTTTAAAATATCAATATATAAAAGACCAGGATATTAGAGGTATCGGTTTCTGGGCTTTAGGTTTTGAACCTTCTAATGTTTGGGAGCTCATTCAGCCTGAACTTCCGATGTTGCCCGCTTCAGTCCTTCCTTGCGCTAATTTTACGACTGTAACTATTTTGGGTAGAGTTCCGTTCAACGTTTCTTTTATCGATGATAGCACAGGCTCACCTACATCATGGTCTTGGAATTTTGGTGATGGAAATACATCGACTGAGAAGAATCCAACTCATGTATATGGTAAACCCGGAAATTACACAGTTTCGTTGATAGTTAACAACAACAACGGAAAGTCTGCAACGACTGGATATAATTATATTAGGGTGATATAATGAAATTAAAAATTTCTCTGCTAATTATTTTTTTTGTTTTGTGTATGGGGTCGGCATCTGCGACGCAATTACAGGCAGACGAGTACACAAAAATATTGATGCATTTTGATAACGGCAATGGAAATACAACATTTGAGGATGAAACGGGGCGTGTATGGGCAGGTGTGAATGGAATCACTCAGAGCACGGGATCTATTTTTGATGGTAGTACATCATCTCTATTAACAAGTAGGTCAGCAGATCGTTACGTCAGATCATCGAATGTTACTGGGTTATGCCCAGGTACACAAGATTGGACAATTGAATTTCAAGCAAAAAGAAACACCGTAGGAACCGAGCAACGAATTTTTGGAAATACAAAGGCTGATGCGTTATTGCGAAACGCAACATTTGATATTAGATTTGTTGGAACAACTGGCAAAATAAGAGCTGCGTTTGGAAACGGAGCTACGTATAAAGCAATAGATTCGATATCATCTGTCAATGACACGGACTGGCACACGTATACAATTGAAAGAAAAGGACGATATGCTGTAATACTCCAAGACATGAAATATTTTGGCTGCACCGATCTCGGAGAATCGTATTCTCTACTCGATTCGGACACACAGTTTGCAATAGGCACAACTGGATTGGCCACTTATCCAGCATTTGATGGGTATATAGACGAGTTTCGCTATTCTGTCGGTATCGCCAGAGTTTCAGAAGATTGGATGGATTGGTATTTCATAGGCGACTCTAACACAGATGCTACAAATACTGGTTTGACACCTAATGACGGGTCATGGTGTTACGTTTTTTCGATGGTTGCAAATGGAAACAATGTTACTGGAGATCATGCAATTGGTGGATATGGGATGTTATCTAGTTGGGGAGTCTCAAATATGAATGCATATTACCCATATCCTAAAAATTACGGTATCATGCTAGGTTCTAATGATGCACATACAGGAAGATCAGCAGCGACAGCTGCAACAAATGTAAAAACGATGTATGATTGGGCTGTAGCTAATGGATCTAATGCGGTTATATTAGTCCCTCCTATGGCAGTAGATACTGGAGGGTATTTAGCTTTAGCATATCAGCAACAGTGGATGCATGATTTTCAGAATAATCTGACTGGGTACAAATACATAAAAGCTTATGATGCAACTGACACAAATCCGGGTAACGGGGAGCCTGGAGCAATAAATGCTAGCCTTTTCGAATCAGATGGACTGCATCTGAATGAAAACGGACAGACCGCACTAGGAAATTATATCTGGAGTCAGTTAAGGGGTGATTTTACTGCATCTCATGTTTCCGGGGACGCTCCATTGAAAGTAAAAATAACACACAGCAATCAAATGTTCCCAGCTTCATCTATGATCTGTGATTTTAATAATGATGGTGTGACAGACTCCAACAGGACAAATCCAGTGCATACATATGGTTCTGCGGGTGACTATACAATTAATTTGACCGTTAATAACACATATGGATATTTCCCACATGTTAAAACTAATTATATAACCGCTACATCTCAAACATCACCCTCGACATTAGAGCAGTATTGGAATGTCCTAATGAATTTCTTATTCGGATTAACTCTACAGGGGGCGAGAATATAACAGAAACGATATGGAAAAACGGACATACTCAAATTATAAGATTTACGGCTTTAGCTGATAACCTAACAGCTTTTACAGGCACCAATACCGGGGATGATCTACCTGGTGCTATCGTTGTATATTCAGAAAACCGCTCTACTGGATGGATTGATCAGGTGATCGAAAATCCAGTTGTAAAGTGGCAGGCTGAAAACGTAGCAATTTGGGAAGCCGAATTACCTTCTAGTTATATTACACTATCTTCAGGAAACGGGACATTACAAGTTTCTGGAACAGGAATGAAAATGGTTACAATTCCATTGATAATAGGAGGGAGCGCAACGGGCGGAGGACGTGTAATCAAAGATTTCACTCATAATGCAGTAGGGAAGACAATCCAGTTTACAGATACGACAATTACAAAGGCCGACATTTTAAAAATAACCGGAGTTGACAGCAATATGAAAATATATGATTCTGAGAACCCTACACGCGGAAAGAACATATCTCAGGTCGAAGGAACCCCTGGTTTATTCAGTTATGAATATGGAGGAGTTCCCACAGGAGAAACACTTCAGATAATTGTGTGTTAAATATGGCAACAAAAACCCTTCTTAACTCCCCTGAAATAAACATAATCGAATCTAATTTTATTTCTCTTTTTGATCGGACCTTCAAAAAAGGGGTCAAAAATACTTCAGGTCCTAAGCTCAAAAACTCTGTAAACAAATGGTTCACTTCATTTACTTTCGAAAAACAGCTTGACGGTCTTATAGATGACCTATATCTCTATACAGTCGATGAGTCAGACAAGCTCATAAAAAAAGCACTGAAAGCCAGCTTGCAGAGATCTTCTAGAAAGAACTTTCTGAGGGCATCAGAGGAGAACATACCTGACGAACCGTTAGCGCTCACTGAGGAGGCCGTCAAAGAGGCATCTGGATTAGCTGAAGAAATCACTGAGTCAATCATCCGAGTTCTCAAGGATGAGGCTATCTATCAAGAAGGTCCAGATATCCTGGCAAGAAGAGTGCTTGATCTCTGGGGAGGAGAGAAGTACAGAGCTGTAAGGTGGGCCCGTACATTCAGCGCAGATGTAGCGACAAACACATCATACTACAGATATAAAGAATCTGGAATAGAAGAGTATCAAATATACGCAACCATTGACGAAAAAACCTCTATGCAGTGCAGGCTCATGCATGGAACTGTTTTTCGAGTAGATTCACCAGAAGCAAAACTTTATAGATGCCCTTTTCACCATCATTGCAGGACAACCATTCTCCCGATAGCGAATAATACAGAGATACCTGATAGCTTACGGTACGAGAACAGAGACTTTTCTCAGCAAGTGGGTCAAAATTTAAACCCCATCGAAGAAGGATTGGATAAAGAACTTGTAAAAAACACTTTCAAAAATATAGACACTTTCAAAGAGAAATGGTCAATTCCTCAATACATCCTGGACGAAGATGTAGAAAAGCGGTTAATAAAGTTAGGGGTAGGAATTTCAACTTAAAAATTTTCTGCAAAATTTCACCCAATCATCCAGTATGCAACTGTTATGTAATTATCCAATCGAAAACTAGTAAAATCACATAAAGGAAAAAATAGGAAAAAATATAGTAACTCATCCCTTAAAAGGTTCATTGAAGTTATTACTCGTGCAAAATGACTTCTATTACGTCCCCATCTTTAAACAGTTTAAAAAAATCAGTTCCAACTGCTGCCCTTCCTTTCGAAATGTCAACATCTGATATGTCCTCCCTCCTGAAAGTCTTCCTGTCCTTCAGGTAAGCCTCGTCAATTTCAATCTGCTTATCAGCTATCAACGTATGCTCTTTGCTCAGGAGTAGCACATCGAGGATCAGCTCTTGAGCCATCTTTGAAATCGTGGTCCCTGCGTGAAGCCTTCCGTATTTTTTTTCAGTTACGCTTATCTCCGTTTTTATGGTCCTTGATTTTATTCCGGAAAAAGTAAGTTTTGAAGACATCACCTCATCCCCTTCAACTTTTTTACCTGCCCTAAAAATTTCATGTACTGATGCACTGTTACCTCGAATTCTGCAGTTACGTTTTCCTCTCCATGGTTTTCAGAGAGGAAACGGATTTTATATTTTTTCATAGAACCCTCAATAAAGGAAGTTTGGAGTTTTCTTACTCCATCCAAACTTTCTCAATTCCCCAGTTATAATATTCTTCAATTTCTTCTGGTTTGACGTTCTCTCTGATGTATTTTACCACAATTTCTGAAACTTCATCTGCGTTATGGATTTTTGTATATCCATTTTCCCAAAGTTTTTTAACCGACGTTTTGTCTTGTTTTGCAATTTCAGTCAGTGCCTCCATTACAATTTCTGAGGTATCCAAATCATCTGCATTAACATCATCTTCAAAATCACAGATCCAGTCTGTGATTTCGGTTCTTGCCAGTCTATCCTCAAATTCAATTAATGTTTCTTCAGGATATTCCAGGGCATCGAATTCTTTCCTGCATTCTTCGCAGTTTTCAAAGTGTTCAGCTATTTTTTCAAGCATTTCCTGCGATTCTTTCCAGAGGTCGCTGTTCTGCCAGCTGTTCTTTGCACATTCGTTTACTTGTTCGATCAGTTGTTTAGCGTTCATTTTGGTTATCTCCTTATTTTGTTATCGTTTTTCTTTGTCTATAATATACTACACACCAATTGTATATATAGTTATTGGTGTAAACACGAAAACTAGTAAAATCACATGTATACGTGTTCTCTTCTACCAGGATCCACCTAACTGTAAAAAAATAGTAAGAAACACATAGGTGATTTTTTATATGTTTTCTGATACAGTTTTTAAAAGAAAAAAAGTAAGAAGAAATTAAAACGAAAACGCGATTAGTCCGGAATGAAATTTCTTAATAAAGCTCTTCCTGTCAAGTCTATATCCAGGACTTCTTCTCCCAGATCCTTATGTTTCAATAGGATAACTTCATCGTACATTTTCCCCTCCTCTGGAATTTCATAGGGTTCTAAATAAGGCAATATCCCTTCCTTACCTTCAGGGATATATTCGGAGTACTTTATCCACATTATATTAAACTCGTCTGCCAACCACACAGGAGCTTTATCAGGATTATCCTTATAGACTTCTGCTTTTTTCCATACGTAAATCTTGATAGGTTTTAGTTTTTCAATAGATTCGGCCAAACACCCCAGATTCACTTTTGGATGTGTTAGAGAAGCAGAAGTTTCGGCTTTAGTTAACCCACTTTCATCATATTCTGGCATGTATATTCACCACAACACTCTATCTATTATTTAGATGCGCCTTTCCAGCATCTTCCGAATTTAGAAACTTTTGACTCAAAAAAAACAGAGTTTTGATTATTACATGTTCCTTTTTTATTATCAACTGGTATAAAAAACCCACATTTTTCACACATAACCATTCTATTTTTCACTCACCTTTAACATATATAGTATTATCTTCCTCAAACACATCTACAATGTTAAAAGATCCCGATTCGGATGAAATTATTAATACATCGTCTTCGAGATTACATTTATAGAGTTCGCGGATAAGTTCTTTTACTTTCATTTAAAATACCACTTCCCTCTAAATTTAAACCCACCTTCAACTTTATCAACAACCCATAGTGCAAGTACTTCGACAACACAAAATACAATAATATATCCCAGGATTGACATATTCAAAAAACCCTCCTTACCCATTTCACGATTTTTATCTTCTTAATTTCTAGAATATTAGAATAAATCTTATCTGCAAGTATGTGCCCCCAAAGAGCTAATACTGCACCTATTATACTCTCTTCCCAAACATCAATTCCAAATTTAAAGCGTAGTATTAACCAAACTGGAGTTATCAAGATAAACGGGCCCCAACCAATAGAGTGGAGTATTTCCCTATGCCCTGCATCCACAAACGGCCTCCAGATAAATTTAAAAGGTCCCCATAGTTTAGTAACCAAGCTTGTAGATGAATCAAGGTCACAGGTTATCAAAAAAGTATAGGGAACAACTCCAGCCCAAAGTTTTAAAAAAGAATGAAAGTTTAGAAAGTTAGTATATGCAGCGTAGATCGAGGCAAGAAAAATTAAACTAATATTGAATTTAACGTGGTTTAAATAATCCATATTTTCCTCAAACATGCTGCCTTATCCACGTCTCTTGTTAAAACATACCCTCTATGCAGTGGATCACAGTCCTTTCCTATTATACAAAATGGACACCTCACAATCCAAATACTCATACATTTACTCCTGACAACGTATGCCTTATACTCCACTCAAAATAACACAGGGCTTGCTTCAGTTTTCGTATTATATCTTCTTTGGGTCTTCCGCTATCGAGCATAACCTGAACTTCGTTTACGAGCTCAGGTTCAGGATTAATTAATTCCACAATCAGTTTAGAATTTTTTAAGATTTCAGTAGCCATGATTCATTTTCCCCTTTCAGATTTTCCCGCTCATTTTGTATATATATTCAAAATAATATTCCCAATTTTCAATCATTTTTATGTGTAAATATTCGAATCCGGTAATCATCCCATCCCCTAAAAAATAAATAGGCCGCTAACCACTTCAAGACATAGTGCAAAGGTTGCAAGTGCACTGTAAATTTCTAAGGTATTATGCTCATGTCTTCCAACATTCATGTCAAAACCACCTTTCAGAAATATCTTGCAGGTGTAGCAGCTGCAACCCCAGCCACAATACTTAGAAAAATACATAACCCTAATAGAAAATTCTCGGTACTTTTTGTCACAAAATCACCACGGTTTGAGTTGCATTAAGCCTGCGAAATACGCAACCAATCCCCACAATATAAAAATTGTTAAAAATATAATTTTTCTCCAGATCCAATAACCAAATCTTGCCATTGTAATCTCTCCAAAAAAAGAAAGATGGTAAAAATTAACCAAGCACGATGGACATTAATCCTTCATCCTCGGTATCAACATCTATGCAAAAACGCGTTTGACCAGATGCAACGCTTTTGTATGCTTTTTTTACTACTTCAGCATCCCACCCATTATCTTTTAAATAATCGCACATGTTATTGGCACACGATCTACTGGAACAAGTTACCTTTCCAGTATATGCATCAAGGCAATTCACCAGATCTTCATAAGCATGTCCAGAATCTTCAGTATCCTCTACTTCCTCTGTTTCTTCATCCTCCTCTACTTCATTTTCCTCATCGTTTTCTCCTTTATATTTATCCTTCACAGTGCATCCATTGCCACATACAGGGACACTAATCTCCCCATCTACATCACGATATTCAGCATTGTATCCCTTATCATTGTCCGAATTTGAGTAGAAAACAACGAAATCATCTCCATTGCATTCTAAAACATCCCATTTCCAGGCAGGGTGATCTTCTTCTGCAGTTTCGGTTACTATTTCGATGTAATTACTTTCTCCTTTATACTTATCAAGGAATTTTGTCACGTCAAGAGAATCAGGAAGGTCTTTATTTGCAGTCTCAGCAGCAGCAGTTGTTGAAAACACAACAGCAAACATAGCAAAAATCAGCATTATGCTACCAATTTTTAATATAGATTTCGTAATTAAATCACCTCACAATGTTTACATTATTTATATACCTTAAACTTACACTAAAAATAGTTTAAATACCATAAGCTTTAGGTTTAAATAATGTGTAAACTTTATAATGTAATACAGTGATATATACTTTATGCATTTGAAAAGTTCGGCAATTATATTACTAACAATATTCTTACTCACATGTCCCGCTATAGCAGGTGATGAAGTAGGTGATGAAAACGACATAATACAAGGGCTAAAAGAGAATGCCGGAGGTGTATACACAGTTCCTGCAGGGACATACATCCTAAACTGCAAGGAATCGATCAAAGTCCCAGAAGGTACGACAATTCAAGGGACTATGAGTAAGTCCGGAAAATGGCTCACTATTATTGAATGGGGTCCGGATCTCAAGCTGGGGAAACAGGTCCCGGTTTTTGAAGCTTCGGATAATACAAAATTTCTATATTTGGATATCCTGGGGAATTCTGAAAACAGGCCTACAGTTCCGTATTGGAATGGCCACAGCGGAAAAGAAAAAGGCAAGAAAAAGGGGCAGGGGTATGATAATGCAATAGGTGGAAAACATTTCAAAAACGTGGAAGTAGCTTACAACAGGTTCTCTGATAGCCTGGGTGATTATTTCCGTTTCTGGTACTGCGAGAACATATCTTTTCATGATAATTATGCTACTGGATGTGGACACGATACCTTCTATGGGACTCAATCCGAGAAGCTCATAGCGTATAATAATTACATCGAGCCGATGGCCAACTCTGCATTAAGGGTGATGGACTGCTCAGGAGTGTTATTTCATTCAAATACAATAGTAGTTCCAGAGGGAGGAGGTCCTGCAGGGCCAGGGATCCAGATCCAAAATGATAAAGGGGAAATGCACGATATCGAGGTCTGTTATAATACAATATATTCTTCTTATGGCCCGGGTTTCTGGGTCGTCGGTAAAACAAAAACAGGGAAGCAGAGCGCAAATATTCATCACAATGTTATCATGAATGCTGGCACTGATCGGGGTATCTACTGGGTCGGAGGCATGGTAATTAGTGGATATGACAACTTGAAAATTTCGAACAACGTTTTTGATTCTTGTTATCGTGCCGGGATCCTATATTATGCTTATAACAAAGCGTGGGGGACCGAAGCACATTCTGACATTTCGGAAAATATTTTCACAAATATTCAGGTAGGCAGATCTGATAGCAGAGGCGGTAATGGAATTAGATGCGAGATAGGTCCTCAATCAATAACCAGTGAGGACAACTGTTTTTGGGATAACACAGGCAATGATGTCGAAGGCTGCCACAAGTCCAGCTCCGATATCTCATTCGATCCAAAAAAGAACAAAACACCATCTGGGTATACCTGGGACGAAGATGAAGAGGCCTGGTCTTGTGATGGTATGCCACCAACTAGTTTAGATTATAATCCAGGTGGAGTCTATGATAACGAGGATCCAATCACAGATGAAGAAGCTCAGGAGTTTGAATTTGATAATTTTCTTGATGTTCTTTCTGAGAGGATTTGCACTCAAGTAGATGAAGATGAAAATGTTATACTGCCAGATGGAATCGAAGAAAGCCCGACCAAGGCACTATGCGAAGTTGAATATCGTGTAATGGGTAACAACACGACTACTTTCGTAAAATTCTCAGATGATAAACTAAGGGGAGTTTCTGAGGTAGTATATGAAGTCGATGGAAAAACAGCTACACATACCCTAATGCTAGGGGAGAAAACTTCACATGGAGTTGTCTTTACAGAGACTTCGATATGGAGTGGCGAATTAGATCATACAGGTGATGATTTAGAGCTTCCTGGTAAAATCGATCTGCAAGATATCACCATCACCTGTGTTACTCCAAAGGACACCTTCCAACCAATAATTGAAGCAACCACAGTAAAGGTTGAGCCAATTACAATAAATCCAATTATGATCGGGATTTTCTTTGAGATTTTTATAGGTATATTTTTGCTTACTGTATTTTTGAGATATTAATGTAAAACGATATTGATTAATCAATATTGTTCTTTTTTTTAATCTTTTAACTTATCTCTCTTTATATAATTTGTAAACAAAAATACCAATTTTTTAATTATAGTCCACTCTCTTTATATACTTTGTAAACATTATGAAGTATATACAAAACGTATAATTTTTAGAAGGTTAAATATGAATCGAAAATTGTTAAGAATAATTGGAGCTGTTTTTTCACTGCTCATGCTTTTTAGCTGTATCATATTAACAGCGGAAGCAGGACGAACCGACCAAGAACCAAAGAAAACATACGACATTGTGCGTTCTGATGAACTGACTGGCGATGAGGCAGATGATGAAGAGGATACAAATTCTGACTCGAACAGTAACTCAGGGAGTAGCAGCAACGACGACGGTCCCATAAAAAGCAATGAAATATTTACTAATGATAAAATCCTTGGCTATGATATTAAGGAAAGGGATTTCTGGGAACCATTTAAACCATCTAATTGGCTAAAGGTGGCAATGGTCAGTGACACCTTTTTTCAAATATTCTGTTTATTATTTGCAGTTTTAGGATTGAGTTGTTTTTCAGGCTCTATACTCGCGTTCCTCAAGAGCATATTGATTATGGTATTCGCGTTGTTAACAAACAACGACCCCGATGAAGCGATGGCGACTGTAGATAATGAAACAAAAAAGACTACTAAATTTGTGAAAGGTATTGGTACAGTAGCCTTTTTTATGTGTGTGGTCTGCTTTGGAATGACTTTGATTATATGAGGAAATACTTATGAAAAAATTATGTGCGTATTTCGCACTTCTTCTTTTATTGATTTTCCTCACCGGTACGGCGATTGCAGAAACAACTGCCAGCAAAGACAGCAAAGGCATCAAGGTCGTAGATTCAAAAAATGGTAAAATAAAAGACGCTGACGGGAGTAATAATAATCTTGAATACCAGGCTGCTCTGAAAAAACAACTCGAGGAAGACGACGAAGAAGACGAAGAAGTAATCGAGGATGAAGAGCAGGAAGACGAAGACACAAAGAAAAACGTAAATGGTAATAATGGGGATGGGGAAGGGGGTTTATTAAAAAGTTTAGAAACTGCGTATGAGAATGCACAATATTCTGTAATCAATGGTATTATAGATCAACTGTTTGAAGGATCCGTCACGATATTTGAGACGGAAACAGACACGGATAAAAACGGAGATGAGTTAGTCACTTATAAAATAAGAAATGTAGCGATCAATCCATTTGAACCGGTTTTTGTTAAAAAATCAATTCTATATACCGGTGCATTTTACCTATGTATCGCTATACTTCTTATCCCTGGATCCTACTTAATGCTACTGATCTACAACAACGCAGAGTATCCTTTCGTAGAGGCAATGGAATATTTGACGGGGGAAGAAAGGCCATACGATAATGAAATGCAGAAATTTGTCTGTAAAACTGCATTAACGTATTGGTGTATTTCAATTACAACTGTTTTCTTAATTACGGGGCTTAGAAATCTTGCTATTTCTGCTATCACTCCACATGAAGTCGTGTTACCGGCTTTATATGCCGACTCTATACCTATCAGATTACTTGAAGGTTTAGCGTCATTCAGCAACGCTTTTGAGTCAAAATTCGGAGTGTATGGTATCCACATTTTCGCTGCAGCTATATTGATTTTGGGCATAATTTCACTTATTATACTCTTCCTAGGGAATATTAGAGGGTTCGTTACGATTAATGTGATCTTATGGGGTATGTTCTTACTTTGTAACTTTATTGATGTGATTAACACTGGATCCTTATCAGTAGGCATAGGGCTTTATTTACATTATTCAGATCCAACATACGTCACTGTAGGCATGATATTCGGAGGGGTTCTGAATATTTTCATTGCTTATAGAATTATTAAATGGGCATCTTCACAACGTTTTATAGATCAAATAGTCGAGGGGTACTGATGGCAACAAAAAATCTAGCACCTATTGAGAAGATGAGACCTGTCAGGTATCAGCCACATGTCTTATCAAGTGCGCTAAACATGTTTGGTGGCACTACGACTATGAAATGGTCAACATTGTTCGCTATAATGGGTATGGTAGATGCAGCACTTGGGATGACTATTTTTTTCACATTTGGAAGAAAGATTATTTTTCAATTTTTTATATTTAATGCAGTTTCATTCACTGCTGCCTTACTTATGATAGTAGTATTTACTTTATGGTTATGGTTTGCAGGACACCCACAGCGATTGGATAATACAATAGGGCGTATGCTTTTCAATAAACGGGTCAGGAAATTTATTGACAAATTCTCTATCTTCGATGACAGGGTCACCGAAGCTGAAGTACAAAGAATTACTGGGTTTGTGGGATATGATCCTGAAAGCGGGCTGTACCGCACTCTTGTAAACAAAGCTAAAGATGGATTCTGGGCAATCAGAGGTCATCCTTACAAGGGAAATTGGTGTTACGTGGTGACTGCCAAACCCGATTATACTATGACAGATCACCAGGTGATTATTGAAAACATGTATGCTTCGGATAAAACATTCAAAGCAGGCCACTACAAAAACACAGTGATGATTACTGGAAATACGGCAACTAAGGTCCTGCAGGAAATGAAGGATAAACTCAAAAAACCCAACATCGATAAATTTTCAGAACAGGCCCTTTACTCAATTCTTGAAATGTATAGAGGGCAAGAGAGCACGAAAGAGCCAATTTATCTAATACTTTTCGGATTACCTTTTACTCTTCGAAAAGAAACGGCATTACAAAATATGAGAGATATGAGGGCAGGGTACGAAGCCTCGATAAATGTCAAGGGGATCAAAACCGAGCTTATTACAGATCCGTATATACTATCTTTGTTAATAAAAGGCGCTCTAACCTGCAAAATGTTTGTTCGTGGGGATCTGCTTGGGAAGGGTGGTAAATTTGGGAATTAAAGAACGCTTGATAAGTAGGGCAAAACGTCGAGCTATAAAGAAAGCAGCAAAAGAACATGATGAGCTTGAAGGGCTGCTTGACCGTGAAATTTCATACTTAATGGCAATAGAAGATGTAGACTCTCCGACGAAAGGACCCGACGCAGGCCTGTTTACAATTTTCAACCAGGAAGTGCACGCCCAGGCCTTATTAATCGGCGTGAAAGAAAAGTACAATCCGATGCTTAAAGAGTATTCAGAGAATTACGACCTGGCAACCATAGATAGGGTCGTCAATCTCTGCAGTGTCGATGAAGCAAATGTAATTCTTTCTCACAATGTGATAGGGCTGAAGGAATCGACAAAACACACCTTGCTAAAAGCTGCCCAGAACACTGTCAGTAGGGTAAATGCTCAAATTCGTAAAAGACGGGTGAAGCCTGTAAATGCAGCTGTAAATAAAAATGAAGAAAAGAAGCTGGATGCACACACCAACGTTACATTGAATGGAATGGATAGTTATGCGTTATTTGCCATGGTATGTGTGGTCCTATCTCCAGACAAAAACATCGTAAAAGACACTATCACAAAATTAAAGGATGTGCTGCTCGAGGGTGGTATTAGATCAATTGTGCCTAGATTTGCACAATGGAGTGCAATACAACTAGCCCTACCTATCAACGTAGTTCCTATCAAATTCTTCCAGCCAGTCAACGGGCGCACAATCGCTTCAATGTCTCCATTAAGAGACACTCTCTCTGCATTTTCAGGTAAAGGTCCAGTATGGTTTGATGAGCTTGATACGCTTCGCCCGTGCCAGATTTGCGCCACCCTCGAAGATCCGGAAGGAGTTTTTATTCTTGGTCCTCCAGGATCCGGAAAAACAACATTAATGTGTAAAGTAGCTGCCAGTGCTCGTGCATTGGGCCATAACGTTGCAATGATAGAGCCAAAGGAAGAAACCAAAAAGGGCACTGACTTCCGTAATTTCGTGAGAGAATATGGTGGAGCAATTGCTATATTTGGCCCGGATGGAATCAACCCAGCGCCTTTAATCATCCCGTATGACAGAACGATGATGGGCACACGGTATGCTACATACAGAAAGGCAAAAGACAATTGGATAGACACGGTTGAAGCCATTGTAAAAACGTGGGTAGGAAAACTATCTGAAAGGCAAGAGGGCTTTTTGGTAGCTACTCTTATTGGGTTGTATATTAGTCGCCATATCCTTAAGCCAAACGGAGATCCCGATAACGTGGAGTTGTGGGATCAACCAGGAGCTCTTGATTGGCCTTCCATTCATGACTGGCGACTGTATATGAAAGAAGAAGTAAAAAGAAAAGAATCTGATTACTTCAACGACCAGTCTGTCCTTTCACTGTATCACAGAATGGTAAAAGCGATGGAAGGAGGCACATACTGGTGGTGGGCTAATTCAAAAGAACATATGCAGTTCGACAACAAATTGAAACTTTATGATGTAAGTGGTGTTCCAGACAGTCTCCAAAGCGCGATTATGATACAAATCTTCGGTGCATTGAATACGGCATACTATTCAAATGATGAGGTCGAGGACAGGCCACAGACATACATAATAATAGATGAAATCAGCTCGATCATCCAGGCTGAGGAATCGATACCGTATATCGATAAATGCATGAGCAAAGGAAGAGCTCCAGGAGTCTCAGGTGTCCTCGGAACTCAGCACCCTGTAATGAAAGAAAATTTTGTGAATATGGTCAATGCAAACATTAGCAACTTAATAATAATGAATAACTTAACGCCTCAAAATATACACCTATATTGCGATCCGTTTAATATTGATGAAAAATACCGATTAGATCTTTTGCAACAGGGGTCAGGTTACGGGACATGCTTCCGGAACGGCCATGCAACTAAATTCGTCGTCAGACTCGACGAAAAGCTTGACAAAGCACTTCTAGCAAGTCAGAGGGCTGCAGGATCCGATGGAATAGAAAGTTTGACGGCAGACGAGCGTGGATTTGCAGTCGAAGAAGCTGTCAGACCTATCTACGATAAAGAGCATTTCTTCGTCACAGACTGGCTTGTAAGCAAACCTCGCGGTAGTTATCCTGGGTATGAATATTCCAACCCTGAAAATCCACTGAGTAGGGGAGGGAAATATGCTGCCTACATAAGAGAGGACCAGGTGAAGAAAATAGAGGGCACCCGCGCCGATGGTGAAAAATATCAGGATCTTGTTGGGCCTGAAAGTGTTAAACATTTCGTCATCGTTTGCATCATCACAGGCTGGATGCGCATGCACGGTTTCCAGGACGTTGTGATACATCACAACAATGGACCCGATATCACATGGCGCGGAGGCTGTCTTGAGTATGAAATGCCAGGAACTCATAATAGTATAGAGGCTTGGAATGGAAAGCTCAAGAGGGCGAGAGAGGCCGGATTTAAGCACATAATCTTCACAGGAATAGGTTCAGTTTGTACTGAAATGATGGAGAAGGAAGGAACTGAAGTCACAGCATACGTATATCCTCAGGGTGAGAAATACCTGAGGGCCAAGTTGGAAAGTATCTGGAAGGAAAATTTAGAGCGTGAAGGGCGGGTCCTAAGCCCTATATCACCCTCGCCACAGGAAGTGGAGGCTTAATAAACCTCCTTTTTTCTGGCTACTATACGTAGTATAGTTTAAGAAAATTTATTTTTCTTTTAATAAGTTATTTATGTATAGGAAGAGATATCACATGATGCCCAAACAGCAGTTAAAATTCAAAGAAATAAATATAATATATCTTATAATAATATAAGGGTTCGTTCAAGATCTTACTTATTGGAGTTATTCTTATGGAAGTTTCGGACAAGATAACAAATGATAAAAAACAAAAAAGACAACGGACTCAACAAAAAGAGACAAATAGTGTGCAAATAGGAGAAATTACCTTAAAACTAGACTGTTTAAAAAATATAACATCTGGACAAGAAGAAACTGGTAGCACTGGGCACAGTGGAGAGTATAAGCTGTATATAGACCAATGGAAAGAAAAGACCAACAAAGGTAATGTGTATACAGTTCCAGCTAACCAGGTACTTACTCTACGCTTTTCTAAAGAGGATGTAGACAGCGAAGTAAGAATCTATGTAGAAAAAAAGCCTCTGAAAAAGGATGAGGTAAAGGATGAAATACCTGAATAATTACTCTAAAAATCAGCAAATCGCACTAGCAATATTATCAATGATACTTCTTGGGGTTGGAGGATCTGCAGCTGTAGATCACCAGTCCAGGACTGCAGAAGAGCAGATTGTCGAAGAGCTTGAACACTTTGACCAATTTGCTTACAAAGCTGAACAAGAAGTAAATCCCTTTATGCAGTCTGTTATCAAGAACCCAACCGAGTACAACCTGAGAACTGCAAATAATAGAATTATTATGAGGTATGAGTCTTGGGCTAAAAGAGAGAATGGAGATAACAAGGAGCTATTTCAGCAGTACCTAGGTGCCTGCGGGGATGTTGTAGATAGTATGCAAGCCGGAGAGAAAAGCTTCCAAACTAATCAAAAAATTAATGAAATGAATACGCTTTATACTAAATTAAATCCAAAAAAGAAGTAATCCTGTTTTTGAAAAACGTTTTTTATAATTTGTTTCTGCTATAAACCCACAAGCTTTATTTAGTACCGTTCACAATTGTTAATTAAGGTTATTGATCTCGTTTTACTGCGGGAATTTATGACATTCGATACTTTGGTATGATACACAGTATTTTAAAAACTCCTCATTTTCGTAACAGTCTACACATACCTTTACAATTTAAACATTGATTTATTTACCCTTATTTTCCCCTCACCTTCAATGAGATCGTCCAATACAGCGCCTTAGAATCAATCTATTTTTTAGACAGTTAAAAATACTAATAGATATATTTAAATTTGTTAACGGCGTTAACATTATAAAATGTCTATTCTAATTGAGGGGATAGCATTCCCCCTGGGCGCGATAAACGTAAATGGTTGGGGTGTACCATTTTCAGAAGCAGATAACGCCATCAAAAGCCTCAAAACTTCCGTTGTCCGCATATGTTCCCGCATGGATCCACATGGATGTGACTATCTCGGAGATCCTAACTCTGAACTCGGTCATGTGGTTGATGCCTGGCAGGATGGGGATAATGTTATGTGTCGGGCTGAGATCACCGATTCAGTTGCCTCTCAAAAAATCGAAGATAGAACATGGAAACAGAACTGGTCTATTTTTACAGGATTCTTAGATATAGATTCTGGTGGATGGGGTCACGGAATCGCTATCGAATCAATCACAATTGTTAATGACCCTGCATGGGAAACTGCAAAATGGAACGTAGTTTCAGCCGCAAAAGACGGAAAACGAAAAGTCCACACCATTTCACCTTTCAAAATTCTTGCTTCTCAATCCAAAGGAGATGAAATCATAGCAGACGAACCAACCGTAGAAGAGCTGAAAAAACAGCTCGCAGAAAAAGACGCTCTGATTGAAGAGCTCAAGCCTAAAGCTGAAAGTGTACCTGGGCTTGAAACACAGGTTGCTGACCTTACAGCCAGTAACCAGAAGCTTGAGAAAGACCTCGGAGATAAAACAAAGCTTGTAGCTTCTCTTGAAAAAGACAAAGCAACCTCCCTCCCTCTTGAAAAATTAGATGAGAGAATCGCTGCAGCCATTGCTAAACATGATCAGGAAAATGAAGTAAAGAACACCTTAGCAGCTGCCAGAGCAAAGTTTGTAGCTGCCAGGAAGGAAGCTCTGAATCTTGATACTGCAGAAGATGAGTTCTCCAGCATGTCAGCTGCGGACTTTGAAAAACTTGCTTCCGAACTTGGGACAAAGCTTGGAGCCGGATGGGATAGCGGTCCGGATCCTCAGTATCCTGCAGGTGGAGGCGGTAGTAGTGGAAGAAAGAGCCCAATTTATGATCCTTATACAAAGACCTATTCACAGGGGGCCTGAGTAGATGGCAGTACAACCAGGATTTAGGCCAGTTGACAACATGACCCAGCAGGGACCTGGAATCGATGTGGAATATTTCCAGATAGGTCCAAACGCAACTGCAGCAAAGTGCCTTCCAGGAACTGCCGTTGTGATGGATACAACTGACAATTACGTCAAAGAGTACACATCAGGAGGAATAGTAATTGGGTTCCTCAGCTACGAAAAGTCACCTGATAAGCCAGCGACAATCGATACCGCATTTAAGGTAGGTGACTGGGTTGCAGTTGAGAGGGGGGCTGGAAAGCGTATAAGGGCTAGGCTGGCCACGAGTCAAACAATTCAGATAGGCCAGGAACTGTCAGTAACCACAGATGGGTATCTGACCGCGGCCACGATCAATGGGGTTGTATCTGTAGTAGAATCCGGGTCAGCCACGAAGAGCACAGGTAACACTGATGTAATAGCAGATGCCGAAAAGTCTGTAACCACGACTACATCAACAGCTCCAATCTGGGTACTTACGAGGAAGTGAGATAATGACAGGTGAAAACCCACTACTTACAAGACTTAAGAATGAGTTTGACCCGACGATTACTCCGGTTCTTACTGCTCAGTCAGTAGGCAGGATGTTAATGCCCATCAACGAAAAGCTTTCTAATCAGGGGCTAGGCGTTCTGACGATTGATGTACTACGATACGTTGCACGGTCCGGAGCAATCACGAACTATGATATCCAGAAAAACATCGAGGATACCATAGACCTCGCGCAGGATCAGATCCGTATACCTGTACAGCAGGACGCGGTGAGAATCAAACATCGTGACTGGCTTGCATACCAGAAAAAAAAGATCACCATTGAGGCAGACATCTCTACTGACATGACAAAAAATATTGCAAAAGAGCAAGACAAAGTCATCGTCGATGGGTGGAAGCCACAAGGAACAAACTACCTAATTAAAGGAATGTACCAGGTTGCTGGAAATTCAGTCACTGGGGCAGACTCTGGTACTTATGGAAACGTGAAAACCGCTGTAGTATCCTCAATTTCAAAACTGAAGTTATCAGGGGTTTATTCACGTGGATATAATCTTTCAATGGCTTCTTTCAATTACGGTGAACTTATGGATTCAGAAAACTCTACCGGAAAAGAGGAATCTCCGGCTATTCTGAAAATCCTGAATGCTGCTGCACCTAACGGGACTATGCCTGGTCAGATTGTTGAAGTTCCGGATCTTGCTGCAGGAACTGCGATGGTTAGTCCTGTCGCCGCTCAGGAAAATCTAATGTATTTCGACATTATTGAGACACAGGTTCCGGAAAATGACGTATATTTTGAGACTAACAGTTCCAAATCCGACATTATGATGGAGCAGGTAGGTGCACTTGTACCACGTTTCAAACACCTGGACACTTCCACCATGACTGATCCTTGTGTCTGTAAGATCATCAGCTTAGGCACGAGCTAAATATTCTGTTCGGTAACTCAGTAACCCTAGTAACCGTATTTTCTGTTCAAAATCACTATAGACAAAATAGAATAGAATATGGGTTACTGTGGTTACCTCGGTTACCTGGAGATGGAACTATGGTGTTGTGTTCTGTTGCAGATGTCCGGACGAGGGTTTTTACGAAGCTATCAGATGCTGATATTGGAAATATCATAGATGCTGCTTATGACATTGTTCTAGGGCTTACCGGCGCGACTGATGACAGTAACGCTGATGTAAATCTGGCAATTCGAGGTAAAGCATGTGCTTTGACTCTTCGAAAAATGAGAACTAACGGAGAACTTCCAGCCTCAAAGAAGCAGGGTAATGCTCAGGAGCAGAACACTATAGACCAGGACATTCAGGATTACGAAGCCGAGGCCAAATCTTTCATTCAAAAATATACAGGATCTTCTTTCAGCATCCCTTCAGGCAGGATGGGTTACGGGACGGTGAACAATGAACTCTCTTGATTCCGGAATGATACACTCCTGCCAGGTACTCAGTGCAACCCAGAACCACAGACTGGACTTTACCTCCGGATCTGTAGCTTTTACTGCAGGGCAAATCCTTACGGGGTCAGTTTCCGGAGCTACAGGAACAATTAAGAGTGTGGTTTTAAGCTCAGGCTCCTGGGCTTCTGGTAATGCTGCAGGCTATCTAATCCTTTACAACGTTTCCGGAACTTTCGGAAATGAAACAATACACGACGATCACGATGAAGGCATTGAAACCCCTGGTAGTGCCACAGCCTCCGGACCTGTGATCCCCCAAACAAACGGAGTAGGGACTCCACAGACAACTACCTCCAGCATACACTATGCCTGTTTGTTTTCTTCTATCAGTGTATCCGGAGGCATTCAAATTTTTGATTCCGGAAAATACATAACTGCTAATGATATTGTTTTCCTTCCAGACAACGCTGTAGTTCAGGAAGGTGATTATGTCACCAGTTCGGAGACCGGATACAACCATACTTACAGAGTAGAGAAAGTTACCACACTGTACAATAAAGATGGAAGTATAGACCACATCGAAGCTCAATTAAAAGTCGTTACGAAAAAATAGGTGGATAATTAATGCCTCCTCAGAACACACCTCAAATTCTTGTTTATCGAGGGGAGTGTGAGAAAAACCGCGACTGTCTAAAAAATGATCTAAAGGAACTTATACAGCAGGAGAAAATCGACAGGAAGGAGGGTGAGATGGAGCTTGGTAAAAGCATTGAGAAAGTAGACGGAAAGATCGATACTATCAATTCAAAAATGACAGGGCTTCTCGTTACCCTTGTTGTTGGAATTCTGATGTTTCTTATCGAGTTTATGATGGGGAAAATCTGAGTATGACTGACACTTTCAAAGTTGAAGTCAAGGGCATAAAGGAGCTCCAGAATACCTTCAAAATTATTGAAAAAGATCTTCAAGATATCCTCTCAAAAGCTGTTTCTCAGGGTGCTGCGGTTGTTGAGAAAGACGCAAAGATGCGAGTTGTAGTGAAAACCGGAACCCTCAGGCGCAGTATTCGAGAAATTAAAAAAGTGAGGTCACCTACCAGAGCAGAAAGCCAGGTAGGAACTGATATTAAATATGCTGCGAGGGTAGAATTCGGGTATACTGGACCTGATAAACGGGGAAGAAAATTCCACCAGGTAGCGCAGCCATACCTTAGACCGGCTCTTGACAATAATAAAGACAAGATAAATTCAACCGTAGAGGCTTATATTGCCAATGCTCTTGCGAGGTATAGGTAATGGCTCTCATTGACGAGGCTATAAGGTCCATTCTCCTGGCAGATCCTGCAGTTTATGGCCTCGTTGGAACCAGGATCTTTCCCTTAGAGCTCCCCTTAGAATGTACTTTCCCTGCAATTTCCTATTTATTCCCTTCGGATCCATACAAAAGAGTAGCCAGGCCAGCCAGGCTGCAGGTCGATTGCTGGGCTGAAGATGTAATGGAATGTAAAAACCTAAAATTAGCTGTTGAAAATGCCCTAAACGGCTACGCCGGTATAGTTAACGGTGTTAACATTGAAGGAATTTTTCCAATATCGCCCTATGATTTAGCCCCGGATGAAACGGGCATTTTCCATATTCCCTATGATTTCAAGGTAATCTATCGAACATAAGAGGTATAATATGCCAACATATCAGACGACAGCACAAGATGAGGACACGATACGATTTGGGTCAGCCAAAATCGAAGTTGGTACAAGTTCCGCAGATCTTCAGGATCTCGGACTTGTATCCGGAGTAGCAATCAAAGAAGACTATACGCTCGTTGAACTAAAAGCAGACAATGGAGCTCCTATAACTAAAGGTAACAAGGAACACACAGTTTCACTTTCCTTTGAAATGTGGGAGCTGGACCTTACCAAACTTGCTCTGATTCGTGGTGGACTTGATTCTACCGGGAGTGTAGCAGCAACTCCAGTAACTGTAACAAACGAAGCGCTTACACTAACCGGGACAACTGCAAAAAAACTTGCTTTCAAAAACGGTGACGGGTCTGAAGTTGGTTCGATCGTGGTTACTGATGCAAGCTCAAACGCTGCAGTTCGAAACACAGATTATGTGGTTTCCGTTGACTCGGCTGGTTATACTACCATTGCCAGGGTTGCAGCTTCGACGGTGATCGGCACAGGTGAAGGAGTTTTGGTCGATTATAGCTACACTCCTCTTGCAAACAAAACAATGAGCTCAGGTGGTCTGTCAACAATCGCTGCAAGGTACGTCAGAGTAACCAACATCAATTCAGCTGGAAAGAAATTCCAGATCGATATTTACAAAGCCAAGGTTGTTGGTGGTCTTGATTTCAGCTATCCTGCAGACGACGGCGACGAACCGCTTAAGCCGAAAATCGAGATGAAAGGTGAATATGATACCACCAGAACCGCAGGAGATCAGCTCTTTAAGATCACGGATG